CTCGAAGCTGGAGAAGTCAGTTTCATCGATTTCAGCACCTAACATGCTAATAACCTCAATGATATGGTTCACACGTTCTTCGATAGGAACGTGTTTAATAAAACATGGGAGCGAAAAAACCGCCTCACCGATCGCATGAAAGATCGGACCGACCATTGTTTTGAACCAATCAGAGCGAGAATTTATCGTACGTGGCGTTTTAGGTTCCACGTAGAACTCGTCTTTGATGAATGACTTACAGGCGCGCCAACGCTTCGGCCGCTCTGCATAGTGGGTGGCAAGCAACTGAGCCTGTCTGAGAGCACTATATGCAGTCTTAGGTAGCCATGATTCTACAGTTAGGTCGGTGTCAAACGGAAGAGGCCTCACGTAATAATCACACCAATCATGGACAAATTTTGTTAGACTCGCTTCGAGGGAGCGGTCAAACGGGGGTTTGAGCAGCGCTAAACGCGTCGCTGCCCCGGCAATCGTTGAATAGGCGTCGTTCATAACAGGATGAGGGTAGCACGCCCCAAAGGCATGTGCACCAAGACTCACTGCAACTACTTGACGTCGCCCACGCTTAGCGGAAATCACTTCAAACCGAACTTTCGGGTCGATATAAGGAATGGCAACAGCTGCAACAGCCGGATCTTTCTTAGCCAAATCAATTTCATCGATGTAATATCCGTAGAGCACCAAACGATCACCGTCCTCTAGAAAACCGTCTCCTTATGCCGCTCCTCCGACATTAGGTGATGGTAGGCCAAATACACAGTCTGAATGTGCACGCCGTGAAGCGCATCGACATATCTGTCGACGTTTAGCTGATCTTGCAACTCGGCATTGCGGACCAATCCTGTAATTAAGTCAGCATTCTTCTTGCCTTTCATCGAAAGCAGCTGTTGTCTGCACGATTGAAGCGAGGCGAATAGTTCCATTGAAACAACCACCTCACGAGTCGCCCGGAACGTGAATATCCGCCACAAGTCAGTGGCGACGTTACCGGAAATCTCAGTCACTCTGAACGTTCTGTACATAGGATCAGCAAACACAACAGGGCGGGCCATGTTAGCAAGATTACGAACGTCATATGATGACTTCAGCTTCGTGTACTGTAAAGGCGTGTACCAAACTGTGCGTCTGTGGTAAATCAACCACACTAAAAACGCAAGGTAAAACGCAAGCTCACGGGCGCTGAAGTTCTTGAGTGCCCACCGTATTTCTAAGGGCAGGACATGGTCACGTTGGCACTCTTGCCACGTGTTGTAGTTCGATCCTGTGACCGACGCAACTGGACGCATGTTACTGATTTGATCACTAAAGAGCTGATAACCAAAGATCTTGACGTTAAGAGGGGCAAATGCCACACCTCTACACCAAAGACCAGGCTCAGCCCCCTGAAACCAACTAGCAATACTGAAAGACGGGCACACAGAGGGCCTCCAGAACTCACAGTCATTAGCTACATGAGCGCTTCCGAACACAATTAAAATTGCGATCATTGCCGACATCACAATTGAGAGCTTTGCTGTCAACGACAGTGGCTCCACATCGTGGAAAGGCAAGACATGCAACATAGACGCCTGCGCGGCCATGTCGATCTCGTCAGGAAGGTCGGTCTTAGTCACGGCCCGTGAAATGGTCGTAACTTTACGCGCCAATACCGTCAATTCAGTAGTGTCAGCGCGGAGCACAGGCTCAATTTCTTCGTCACTTTCACGCGTGACGGTTTTCAACTCCTCTACCAAAGGATTGACAACAGGCTTGACTGGCTTGCTGGGCAAAGGTGGCGCTTGCGGGACACCCATGGCATTTGGTATTGACTGCTTGAAACGAATCGGCTTCACAGGAAGTGGCGGAGCCTTCAATTTCTTCGGCGGCAGTGGTGGAGGTTTGACATCAGTGCCATGATTGAATTCTTTCTCTTCAAAATGCACTCGTCGCAGTCGGATTCCATTGTTCAACTTCAAATCTCTAACGTTATTGAAATTCTCTTGAAGCAAAGGAGCCTCTTCCGGCTTCACTGAATCAACCTTCAGTGTTTGCAGACGACGCTCGAGCTGCACGTTTTCGTCGTCCACATCCGGTTCCTCAACGAAACCGGCCTTGGACAGATGATCGACGAGAGAAGCCACCTTTGCAGCCTCAACATCATCGTCGTCACTGTCGTCTCCGTTATTTACAGCAGGTTCCGCAGTAACAACAGTCACGGCGTCACGATAAGCGGAGAACTCATCGTCGTTCAAGTTTGTGCCAAGAGCGCAGTCGCGAGCAAAATGCCCTGGCTTACCGCACATATAGCACACACGGCCACCACCGTGCTTGCTTGTAGCCTGTGCCTTGAGTTGCCCTTCACGAGCAATCAAAGCATGCATCAACGGGATGTAATTGTCAGGGACAACACGTCTCAACCGTTCATGCTCTTTGTCGCATTGTTCCAACGTTTGCAGCTTTGCATAAACATTGTCGCGTTTCCCACCAGCATTGGCCATTTGGTTTATACCCGGAGTCCGTTTCTCCGTAACTGGTGGATGGGATTTAGTGGCGGACAGGCTCTCTGCAGGACCACTTGCATGGCTCCAGGATCTTCCTGTCACATTGATTCGTGTTGCACTACCCTCTCGTGCTCCACGTTGCGGTCGGCGCTGTTTGTCAGCTTGGTGAGCCGTTACCTCCCCAACTACCTTAGCATTGCCTCGCACTGAACGATTCTTTGAACGTTTCGGAGTGTTCTTTGCCTGGATTCTAGTCCAAGTCGTGGTCTTTCAAATAAATACCGCCCAATCACG